ATATAATGGACAGCTGTTACTATTACAGAGACTACCAACTTCCTAACGGTAATTTAGATCCTAGTGTAGACTGTACGTATGTCCTCATAATGCATGATTCTCCTAGGGAGCACCAAATATATCAGCACATTACGAAAGCTGAGCCAACTTCTAAAATTGTTTTTCAATACAATTATGGTTACAAAAAGTGTGAAAAGTTTTTACGTGAAAACAAACCGAACATTGATTTAGAAGATGCCGTTAAGACTATATTCAAACATGCACTTGAAAGGGGTTACAAAAGAATCCTCGTTTTAGAAGATGATTGTGAGTTTGATGAACGAATTACAGATCCAGAAGTTTATCAAGATTTGAATATGTTTTTGATGAAAAACAACCCTTCTGTTTACAACTTTGGATCTATATTTCCAATTGTATCTCCATTTGACATCATAACTAACAGACGACATCAATTAATACTGTGTAACTTCACCGCGCATGCTACAATCTATAACGATAAGTATATGAATTATGCCATAGATCACGATTTCATGTTAGGACATGCAGATTTTGAAACAAATAGACATGTTTCTAAATATACCCATAATACACCTTTAGCATATCAGAAAGTTGAAAAAACTGAAAATGCAAGTAAAGGTTGGTGGTATATTTGGGATTTTATTGAAAATGTGATAGTTAAACCATCTGGTATAGATAAACAAGTTCAACCTGGATATGATAACATAAAAAAGAGTTTGGATTATATAAATATCATTTGTTTTGTGTCATGTGTACTTCTCACAGTTTACTTAATTAAAAATAACAGCCATAAATAGATAAAATGAAGGTTGGAATTCTTACAGCTGGCGGTGTATGTCCAGGTGTCAACAATATTATCCACACTCTTACTCGTCTTGAGAGTGCCCGTGACAATCGTGTCATCGGCATAAATGAGGGTTTCAGGGGTGTGAATAATAAGATGCGTGTAGATTTAGACATTAAAAAAATTCGGGAAGGACCGGGTTCTGTACTCAGAGTCTCGTGTGATAAGGTTGATGTAGAAAGGGCTGTTAAGAATATCCGTGATCTTGATAAACTATATTGTATTTGTGGTAACGAATCCATGAAAGGTGCTAAGCAACTTGCACTAGATGATAGGATTGATACAAATATCGTAGGCATTGCCAAGACAATCTTCAATGACATCCCAGGTATTGAGTCTCTGGGATTTCAAACGGCCGTGCAGGAGTTTGCCAAATATATTGACCATGCATATGTAGAGGCTACGACTACCAATTCCATCGTGTTTGTTGAAGCTCCGGGTCTCAATGTGACCGGTCTCGCGACACAGGCAACGTATGCGCGTTACTCTAAAGTTACAGACATTGTGACACCAGAAACGGTCAACAAAATTAAGATGCACCAGATTAAAAATAACTACGAAGTGAATGGATACGCGACTGTTATCATCTCTGAATCGTGTAACTACGAAGACATCATCAATTTTCTAGATGATGAGGTGGATACTGAAGTAAAAATTATGAAACCTGGATTCTCAATCCGTGATGTTGAACCTTGCTTTTATGATACGATTTTGTCCCACCAAATGGCCGTAGTTGCCTTCCAACATTCTCAAGATCACCATAATTTCATCAAGGGTGCGACAAATATTGTCCGTTTTGAGGATTTTCTCAATATAGGGTAGGTGATGTTTAGAGAGAATTACAAAGACCCAAAGTTTATTGGAGCCCAAACGTCACCACCAAACACGGTCACTATAGTTACTACAGACGGTGTTGAATATTTTGAAACTTCAAATATTATATTTAGATCAGAGGCTATAATTGATAAACAAATGAAGTTGCTTAAAGGTACTGAGCGTGGAAAAGATAAGATACGAGAACTCTTTCTAGAACCAAAGGTAAAACAGCGAGGACGATTTACCATCACGGTTTACGAGTTTTGATCCAATAGCTCAGTTGGTTAGAGCGTGGTGCTTATACAAAGTATACACTAGTGAGGTCAAACTCGCATAAGGCACGCCAAGGTCACGGGTTCGAGCCCCGTTTGGATCATTTTTATAAACATTTTTTGTGTGTTTATAAAAATGACCCTCCAATATAACATCAAAATTAGGGACACTACGAAGCCCCAGGATTTGGATTCTATGTTTACCCACGCCTGGTCCTACAAAAAACCTGTTCGGTTTGTCATAGATGTCACGGAGTGTAAAAAGATTTCACTTGGGAGGGTCCTCTCTATGAAGGAGGTTCTAGATCATCATCGTCCGAATTCAAGGAGATATGTTGACTGCAGCACTATCTTCGTGAAGTCGTGGTTGGCTAAAACTGTTCTAAACTTGGGACTTTCCATCATCAGAACTGAGAGACCTGTGTACATCAGTACCCGTACTTAACATCCCTGGGTGTTGCAGTTGGGTGATGTTTTGAAAAAAACTCCTTACGTCCATGATCGTAGTGACCAATTGTGCTATTATGGGACCTATCAATCTTCATGTACCGCCTCATATCTTTGTAGTATATACGTGCACCCTTTGCGATGAGATCTTCATGTTTCATATCAATGTGATTGTCCATGGGAAGGAAGTATTTTATATAATTTTTCATATTTTCAACATTAATGAGATAACACTTGGTGCTAGAAATCCATTTGACCTTTTCTAACTTTCCGTCTTGTTTGTCTGGTAAACGAGCAAGACAATGGAAGAAACACATTTCAAATTCATCACCTCGGTCGTCTATGATGTTTTGTATTTCTTTATAAAGACGATCAGATTTTACAATGACATTGTCTTCAAAAATAACCGCATACTTCAAACCCTGGTCAAAACATCTATCATAGAATTCTAAGTGACCCATGAAGCAACCTATGGCACCCATATTAAAATATGTGATATCAGGTCTCTTGACACTATTGTCATAGTGCATCTCTACAGCTTTTTCAAAATATTCACCATCAATCATGTGTTCAAATTTTCTCGCGTTTTTGATGTCCCGTGTATCCGGACCATAAATGATTTCAATCGGTACTTTTGGGTTGTGGTGTTTCATGAAACGTTCTCTTCTCTTTTCTTCTTTTGGTAGAGTCAAGAGGAAACATTTATAGTCATACTTTTCTGGATTGACAGATGTTCTCTTGTAGTAAAAGAACACCAATGCCAATATGACTATTACAACGAGAAGTGGTAACATACCTACTTAAACATTAGAAAATAGTTTGAGATAAGATGAACGTCATTGACGGTATTGGACTGACAAGTTCAATACTCATTGCTATAATGTTTGTACCCCAAGTACACCATGTATATAAGGAAAGAGATACCAATGCAATTGATTACAAGTTTCTTAGTCTGAATATGTTGGCAAGTACAATGGGTCTTGTATACTCTATATACTATAGAGTCATACCCATGATCATAGCCAACACTTCAGCTGGACTTTTTTCAATATCGTTAATTGGATTTAAGTATGTAAACGAGCTTAAAGAAAAAACACCAACTAATAATATATCTGCTCCTATAGTGTAGTTGGTCAACACTGTGGACTTTGAATCCACCACCCGTGGTTCGAATCCACGTGGGAGCTTTCATCCTTCCTTAGCTCAGTTGGTAGAGCAGTGGACTGTAGTTCCAATGGTCACCTGTTCAAATCAGGTAGGAAGGACAATTCTTCCATAGCTCAGTTGGTAGAGCGTGCGACTGTTAATCGCGAGGTCATCGGTTCGAACCCGGTTGGAAGAGAATTTAGCACTCATAGCTCAGTGGTTAGAGCGTGCGCTTAGTAAGCGCAAGGCCAGGAGTTCAATCCTCCTTGAGTGCATTCTTTATTTTTACTATTTGACTATTACCCAAGTTGTAAAAATAACTTAAAACTATGAATATAAATGTAGTAAATGATAGCTATTACACAGCTTCTATTCCAACGTGTTGTTTTAGTAAAAAATCGTTTTAGTAGACGACTAAAGGCTGCAAGTTTGGATGCTCCCCCACCGCCTATAGAAACACCTAATGAATGGAAATTTGGACCATATTCATGGAAGGCTACCGTTGAAGCTCGTGACAGTAAAGGGGAGGTTGATAGAACTTTCATAGGATATAGTCAGAATATGAATATCACAACTAGGACAGAAGCTGCGTGTGATAGACATAAGGGTCCTGGAACTACGTGCGGTGAACCCGAACTCACTATGAAAGGTGGTGAATGTGATGAAGTTATTTTTTTAAAGATGAAGGGTAATGACACTCTCATTAATTTAAGTCGTCCATATTTTTAAAACTTTGTACTTTCTTTATCTTGACCAATTGTAATAGGTGGCGCTTCCAGTATCTCAATTTCAAGTTTACCTTCTTGTGTTTGAGATGGTGTGACATACGCTATACGACAATCATTTGCTCTGAGAACTGGATTTGAGTTTGGAACTGGAATAGCTATAGGTTTACAGAGGAGGGCGAACATTATACTTTTCTCTTAAGTTGGAAAATATGTTCAACGATAATCGTGCAACCCAATAGGGTCAACACGGCATTGTCATATCTCACACCGTAGCCCATGAGTACAAAACCCCATAAAAACGCGAGGAGATCCGTCATAGGAGAAGCCATGTAGCTACAGTTGGTTTCTGTAGGTAGAGAAGCTTCCATCATCTCGTAATATGCATATCCCAAAATAACTGAAAAAAGTATGGCGTAAAAGTGCTTCATCTAAACTTACACAATATTAAAAAATTATACCTTTATAAATTAAATGCATCTTAAAGAGCTCAAGGATCACTGGGAAGTTTTACGCACTGAGTTA